GGTAGTATTTGTTGTTGGAACAATTGGAGCATATGTAGTAGATGCAGAAGATTGACTTAAATAGTTTGTAGAGGCAGATGCTTGTGTTAGATAGTCTGTAGAGGCAGATGCTTGTGTTAGATAGTTTGTAGAAGCAGATGCTTGAGTCAGGTATGTTGTAGATGCAGATGATTGGCTTAGATAGGTTGTAGATGCAGAAGAAGCAGTCAAATATCCTGACAAATCTGAACTATCTAAAAAATAATCAAGGGATGACCATAAAGAAGATCCATTTCCAATTTTAAATTTTCCAGTATCTGTTTCATATCCAATTTCACCTTCTGAAAGAGTAGGATTAAGAACATTCCAATCTGCTGCACTATCTCTTCTTACCTGAATTTTAGTTGCCATAATAACTAATTATATCATTTAAAATTTAATGATGTAGTTAACTGTTATATAAGGTTGAAGATTTCCAGATGCTGCAGATGCACTTGATTCATCAGAAGTTACTGTGTTTGATGGAATATCAATAGATGTTGTGTGACCATGCACCTGTCCACCATATTGACCACCTGTACCGTCTTGGTATCTACTAACACCACCACCATAATAAATTCCAACATTTAAAATTTCTGCAGTAACTGGAGTTCCATCACTATGAACGATGTTCAAATCAAAAGGGTGACTGTGATCAGCATTCTGACCTCCAGATGTAGCGTCAAATGCAGCGTGGTTGTGAGTAACTGAGTGATTGTGGGGGGCAGTAGATGTTTTACTTCCACCAGAATCTCCTAGTACATCAAATTCAGTTTGAGTGGAGTCTCTACCAACTGGAACTCTACCTTGTAAATTTGGTAAATTAAAAGTAGTTGTTCCATTTCCATTTCCATAAGGGGAAGAAGAAGTTCCATTTCTTAATACATCCCATAATGCAGAGTATGTAGTTCTACTAACAGGTGATCCATCACAAATCAAATATCCAGCAGGGGCTGTTGCTCCAATGTATTGGCTTATAATTCCTGGAACCTGTGGAGTGTATGTGACTAAAGCAGAAGCTTGTGTAAGATATGTTGTAGAAGCAGATACTTTTGTTAAATATAGGTTTGAAGCAGAAGCCTGGCTAAGAAGAGAATTTAGCTGAGTTGAATTTGTTGTTCTAACAATTGTTACTGCCATAATGTTTAATTATACCATTATTCAAAAATTCGCAAAAAATCCGCAAATTAAAAACGCAAAAATCGGCGAAATAGTATACCCCCTTACCACCTTATAACTTCGTTATATATGTAGAATTTGCAGGGGTATTTATAATATGCAGATATTGCCTTATATAAAGACTATAATATCCATCCATCAAAATGGTTTTTATCTTGAGTCCAAAAAGAAACTATTGTATATCTTATACTATTTTCAATTTTAGATACTCCATGAAGATGATCTTTGTCACCAGGATGAATGGCTAATTTTCCTACTTCTGGTTTTATATCAAAATTGTAATTTGGATAATATGTATGCCCCCCAGAATAATCATCATTTAAATATACAATAGATCCAAACTCTCTATGCTTATCTGTCATATCATCAAAATGTGGAGTTTGTTCTATACCAGGAAACCATCTTATTACCTGAAGTAAATCAGGATATATCTCTTCTAAGTTATAAAGTCTTTTAAGTTCCTCGCCAATTTTGATACGAATATCATATAGCAATTGCCCGATTTCTTTGCTTTGATTGTTATAGATGTTTCTTGCGTGTAATCCTCTGTTATCCCAGAATTCTACTGGACAAGATTCCCATGGCTCTATGCCTTTTACAAATTCTATAATCTTATTAGATTCTTCTATAGATATAAAGTTATCTATTATTTTTGCATTAAACATTTTTATCCTTTCAAAAATAAAAATTTAGCTACCAGAAAGAGTTGACAATAGAATTACTGTTATTGTAATCCAAAAGATGTATCTAGCATATTGTCTGTTACTCATTTGTTTCTCTCTTTGTTTTTTAATAATTCTATCCCCCTGCCCCCAACTTTTCTAAAACTTTTTTGATTCGCTGCACTCATAGTGTAAATGCAATTTATATACTTGTCAAATTGAGCTGCCAGAAACATTGAATTATTAAATTATTTGTAACACAATTGTAACATACTGTCTCACATAATGAGATATATATCTACTTCCCCGCAAAATCTGAATATTTTTATTTTTGCAGCTAGATCCCATTTTGAAGAAAATCTGAATATTTTGTTAATGTGTATGATGCGTGATTATAGAAAAAGCTCACCTTTTTATTAGTGAGCCCATTCTATTTATTCTAGTTTTGACAAGTGCAAAAATCCTAGTTTTTAGAAATCTTCATCAAAGAATGATTCTATTTCTTGGTCACTCTCACACATAATGCAGTAGTTAATTTCCCAAGCCGTTAGTTTGTCTCCACACTCAACACACTTATTCTTGGTGATGTTTTCAAATGCTAATTCAGTCATTGTTATTTCTCTTTCTTAGTAGGTATGGTTTTAATCTAGCAGGGAGGTCTGACAGTTTTATAGGTCTAGTTCTTCAATGACTACCGCACCAATTGCAGATACAGCACCGATAAAGGCAGTGGCAATCATAACGTTGCCAGTCATACCATTTAGACCAATGACTAGCAGTTGTAGTTCAAGTAGTAGGGCAGGTAGTGAGAAGATAGCAACGAAGGTTAGAACATCTCTTAGGTGGAAGAAGAACATTTTTTTCTCTTTCTGTTAGTGTTGAGATTTATTTGCTAGGCTCATCCCGTTAGGGCTTATTTGCTAGGCTCACTCTCAACCTTTCTTATAGTTCTAACTTACACTATACCCCTGACAATTTCAACCCCAATCTCACTATTTGAGACAATATTTTTGTGATGTACATCATAGAACATATGTTCGAACGTGCCGCGCCCCTGTGGATAACCTGTGTATAAGATGGCTATGAAATGCCCCTGAAATTGTGACGCACTTCACACCAAACACACCCCCAAACGTCCCAAAATTGTCAGACCCCTAGTGTATAGTGAAACTATAAGACAAAAAGAAAGAGGTCAAAATGACTTACTTAGTAACAAATAAAAGAGATAACATCTCTAACGAATACATCTCTATTCACTCTGCCTTGCAAATGGTTGCAAGTTGCTATGACGGTGCAGGTATCACTTGCGAAATCGTAGACACCCAAACGGGTGAACAGGTAGAAATCTACCGTAATCCTCTAACAGGTTGGAAGGTGGCTTAAATGGCTTACACTAAAATCAAAAATGCAAGACTGCTAGTAGATGCAGTCAATGACCTAGAGCGTACTCTAAAGTATGACCCAACCAATCAACGAATGATTGACTACTACAATCTACAAATCCAACTCTTGACTAGGCGTGTCTACAGGTAAAACTGTCAGACCTCTAGTGTAAGATAAAACTAACAAACAAACGAAAGGAAGTCACACAATGACTGAACTAATCTTAATCGCACTAATCGCAGGTAGTAGTTTCGGCTTACTGTTTGCATACATTCAACAGATGATGAATAAGGATAACTACATAGCAGAATTGCAGTCTGCTCTAGTAGATGCATACACAGAATTAGAATTTGCAAAGTTAGGAATAAATAAATAATGATGACTAGAAAAGACTATGTAAAAATTGCAGAGATTCTAAACTCATACCACTTAGACATTGACTCACAAGTGTTTGAGGATTTGATTTCAGACTTTCAAACATTTTTCAAAAGAGATAATTCTAATTTCGACTTAACACGATTCAGAGATGCGGTAATCAAATAATGAAATTCGTACATAACAAAATTGACGGAACTTTCGTAATTGGAATTAGTTTTTCAAATTACTTTAGCAAAAACCTTGGTCGCAAAAATACTTCCCTGATTTTTGACTTAGGAAAACATTCGTTTGCATTTGTGATGAGAGGTGAATACTAAAAGCAGAGCTGATCGAACACCTGTTCGAGAAGCCCGCGCCCCGTTTTCCACAGCCTGTTAAGAAGTTGTGGATAATCCCCCTGGAAAATTTCGTTATCTTTTTGTTATCAAAATAGGTAGAAATTGTCAGACCCTTGTGGTAAGTTATAACTATAACGAAAGAGGTTAAAAATGAGAGTCTATGAAATTGCTAAGCAGTTAGACATTCCTTCAAAAGATGTAAAGATGTATTTAGAATACATTGGTCAGCCCGTCAAAAGTGCATCGTCAAGTGTTGAGCCAATGTTTGGTGAGATAGTTGTCAAGCGTATTAACGAGTCTTTCAAGGACTTTGTACCTTATTGGGTACACCCACCATTCTAAACTGTCAGACCTATCTGATAAACTAATTAAACAACCTACTAGAAAAGAGAAATAAAATGGGACTAAACTTTGCAACTGAATTATCCACTATGGATACAATGCCACTTGAGGCACAGATTAACCTACACTTGCAATACAATTGCTATCCTCCAGTACCGTCCTCAATGGTACAGCCTTGCATAGATGCTATTAACGCAATTTGGAATGAGGACTACTTTGCAGAAATTGAATTGCCTCAAGGAATTTCGTGGCGTGGTAGTAACTATGCACCTGCCTCTGCAATTGTTGAGGGTCATCGTTTAGATGCTTGGGTATCTGAACCTGAATGGGAGGACGAATGAAATTCATAGCAACACCTGAACAACTTAGAGCAAGGCTTGAGTTGCGTAGGAGCAACGCCTCTGCTAAGCACGTCAATAAAAAAAAATACAATCGTAAGAAAAAACACGTTGGCAAATCTACCTTTTGGGATTAGTATGAAATTTATCTTTGCACTATTTGTAATCGCACTTCTTGTATTGCCAGTCATTGGTTTTGTTGATGGGCTTGGTTATAAAAAAAATGATAATGAGTTTTTAGATTCTGCAAGGTGGATAGACGGAAAATAGGGGCAGCTCGAAAGAGCCGCGCCCTGTGGATAACTTTATTTAAGAACTTAAGAAAATAGCCTGGACCCCCTGAGAAAATGTCAGACCCTTATGCTATGATGAAATCATACCTACAAAGAAAGATGAAAAATGTTTACCCTTAACAATATTCGTAAAACTGATGACTTAAGTGGATACTATGTAGATTCTCATTCATGCCCTATATGTAGCGATACCCTAACAATCTATGTGTCTTCTGATGAATTGTATCGTTATAATCAAGGGGCTTATGCACAAGATGTCATATCAAGAGTGCCACCATCTTGGCGTGAACGTTTTATTAGTGGTATTTGTGAAGACTGTTGGGATCTTGAAGATTAATAAAATGTCAGACCCTTGTGATAAGATAAATCTATACCTACTAAAGAAAGAAACACTATGTCAGATACAGAACTAATCAAGGATTTATTCGAGGGTGTTATTGATGACAATGCCCTTGCAAAATTGTCTAAAGAAGAATTAGATGCTATTAACAAAATGCTAACGGAAGCAGGTTACTAAAATGGGTGCAAGAATTAATTTCGTATTTGATGATGGAACAGAATCATTAGCCGTGTTGTATTCCCATTGGGGTGAAAATACTTGGCAAGATGATTTAGCAGGTGCATTAGACCACGCTAAGAAACGTTTAGGCGACCACTCATACTTTACCCGTATGGTTATTTCATACCTGATTAAAGATGAGGTTATGCATGAAACTGGCTATGGTATCTATGCAATTGGGCGTGACCACGTTGGCAAGGGATTTGATAAAACAGTTGTATTAGATTTATTACATAACACAATTACAGATTGTGACACTCAAGAAACAATTTCATTCTATGAAAGGATGTATGCATAATGGCTAAGATGAAAACAATAGAAATGATTCTAATGGAAAACCACCCCAATGGAATCTTTAATGAAGACGATGTGTGGGAAGCCATTGCAGAAGCAACTGGTATGGACTATTCAGAAATAGCAGATGGAGATTTAACAGAATGGCTATAAAGTTATTTAATAAGAAACCAAAAGTTCGGGAAGTAATTTTAGATTCTGACGTAATATTTACTAAGTTAGATAAGTTAATGGGTGAAATGGCATCTATTGATATTTATCTTGAATACCTCGAACTAAGGGAAGGGATGTAGGAGCTGCAAAGCCCGCGCCCCTTTTGATAGATTTGTCAAGTCTTTAAGATGTGATATGAATCACCCCTGAATTACCTGAATGGATTTGATTTTGTCAGACCTTTCTGGTATAGTAATACTATAACAACAACGGGAAACAATTCCCCCAAAGAAAAGAGAAGCAAATGGCAAAGACAATCGCCCCAACTGTTGGCTCACAGTTCGTAACAGCAAAGAGCAAAGTAACTGGTATCGTTCAGGAAGTTGTAAAGAACGCTAACGGCACTATGCGTATCCGTCTTGATGTAAATGGTCAAGACCGTTGGACTACTGCTAAGTAGTTAATCAGACATTTCAGGTCTTGCACTAGGTAAGACTACCACAACTGGAGTGCGGTGCGTGGTTCGCCTGAAAAACTGTCAGACCTCTCTGCTAAGATAAACTTACCTACAAAAGAAAGAAGAACACTATGGGACTAGATATGTACCTTCGTGCAAGCGAATACGTTTACCGTCACAACTTTAATCGTCAAGAAGATGAAGACACGATTAACCCAATCTTTAATGAAATTGTTAGTCGTCTTGAATTAGAAGATGTAATTGACAGTTCTGGCTTTGCTGGTATTACTGTTGATGTACCAATGGGCTACTGGCGTAAGTCAAACATGATTCATCATTGGTTTGTAAATAACTTAGCAGATGGTGTTGATGAATGTCAGCCAATTCTTGTTAGTAGAAAAAACTTAGAAGATTTGAAAGACTTGTGCATTACAGTAGTTGCTAATCCAGAAACAGCAGAACAGTTGTTGCCAACAGGTAGTGGATTCTTCTTTGGCTCTACTGACTATGATGAATATTACTTTGGAGATTTGAATGACACTATTGGTATCATCACTAGATGCCTTGATAGTAAGTTCGACTATTTTGAGTATCAAGCCTCTTGGTAAGATAACTCAATTAATTAAAAGGTAGCCAATACCGCCAGGTTGTTGGTGATTGAATGATAGAGATCTAAATCCTGGCACACCTTTGGTCTGGTGGCTCAGTTGGTTAGAGCACCGCCCTGTCACGGCGGAGGTCGTGGGTTCAAGTCCCATCCAGATCGCAAAGCTGATCCGCGCCCCCTGTGGATAACTTATTTAAGAACTTTAAGAAATCGCTCCTGAAAATGTCAGACCCTTGTGGTATGATTTCATCATAACCTACTAGAAAGAAGCACAAATGCCAAACTGGGTATTTAATTCACTTGTTGTATCAGGTGAGCAATCAGAATTAGATAAGATGGTTGCACAACTTAATCAGCCATTCACTATGCACCACCCTGTTCATAAGTTTGTTGATGGCAAATACACACAGGTTGCTGACTTTGAAGAATACAATAATCCTGTCTTTGCTTTTTGGAACATTGTAAAACCAACAGACCTTGAATCATACTATCAAAAAGAAGTCTTTACTAAGAAGACTCTTGAAGCAGATGATTTTATGGCAGAGTTTGTTCGCTCTATGAGAGAAGACCAAGACTGGTATCATTGGAACTGCCGTAACTGGGGAACTAAGTGGGACGTATGTGTCTCTGATGATAATGAGTATCCTAATACTATTAAAACTGTTAATGATGATGGTTCTGTTATGTATCACTTTGAAACCGCTTGGTCTCCTGTTGGAGAGGCTTTACTAAAACTATCAGAACAGTACCCAACTCTTGAGTTTGACTATGAGTATGAGGAAGAGACTGGTTGGGGTGGTTCTTGCACATTCAAGGCTGGAGAAGACATTGCCTGTGATGAGTATGATTCCCCAATGTCCCACGCTGACTACAAAGATAGAGATAAAGAATGCATCTGTGAGTATGGAGACCCTGAAAACGGGTATGAAGATTGCCCTGTGGATACCACTAAATTCAAGTGGGATTCAGAACTAGAGGAATGGGTAGAATTGTCAGACCTCTCTGATACACTAGTTTCAACAACCAACCTACAAGGAGAATAACGTGGATTATCCAATCCCAGCAAGTGTAACACCAATGTCAGAGCAAGTAGCAGTAACACCAGCGTATGACCCAAAAGCAACTATCTTAGTACGCAAGGGTTACTACTATGGCACACCATCAGATTCAAAGTTTGACTTAGAAAATGCAGACGACATTTCCAGAACTTACTGGAGGCTAGATGCACTACAAGAAACTAACAACCGTAACTCAAGGGCACAAGACAAGTTAAAAGATTATCTTGTTGAGAACTTTGATGAGATTGGCGAAGAACACGCAACTGAAATTGCAAACATCTTTGGTATTGACTTGTCCAAGGAAGTTGAAGTTGAATTCAACGTAACAATCAAGGCAACAGTTTCTATTCCTGTCAATGAAGATGCTTCTGATTTAAGTGTCTATGACTTTGACATCACAATCGAATCAAATGAATCTAAGTATGAGATTCAAGAGTTTGATGCAGACATTGATTCAATAGACGAACGATACTAGATTTCCTAGTAGGTAGGAAAGTCCTGGGCATTGACAATAAACTGCCCCCTCTCAAAGCTTGATCCGCGCCCCGTTATCAAATCGTTATTTAAGAGGTTAAGAAAATGCCCCTGAACTCTCTAATAAGATTGACAAATGTCAGACCCCTGTGCTAAGATAAGACTATTAAACAAACCTACCCTAAGGAAATAAAAATGGCAGATGCAGTAGAAATTATAAATGGCGTTGGCTCTATGTACTCATTCAGAGAACCTGCTTGGCATGGTCTTGGAACTGTTGTTACAGAAGAACACACCACAAAAGAAGTTATGGACATAGCGCACTTGTCCAACTGGAATGTTCGTCTTGAAGATGTTCAACTACCTGACAATTACACATCAAGCAAATCTAACTTTCTTGTTGTTCGTGACCACCCAGAAGATGCTCATCCAGATGTTCTAGCAGTTGTTGGCGAACGCTACCAAACTTTACAGAATGAAGAACTATTTGCTTTTGCAGATAATCTTCTTGACGGTGCTCGTTGGGAAACTGCTGGTTCTCTAAAGAATGGTCGTGTTGTGTTTGGTTCTCTTGCTCTTGAGCGTGAAACCGTACTTGACCCAACTGGTGTTGCAGATGTTGTCAAGTCTTACTTACTTGTAAATACATCACATGACGGTTCTGTTGCTGTTCAAGCATCTATCACACCTGTTCGTGTTGTGTGTGCTAACACTCTTAACATGGCTCTAAGAGGTGTCAAGCAGTCTTTCAAGATGCGACACACCTCAACCCTTGACGGACGTATTGCTATTGCTCGTGAAGCATTAGGTCTTGCAAATACTTACATGGACGAGTTTGACAAAATGGCTCAAGAACTTATTGAGAAAGAAATCACCAAGTCTACTTTTGCAAAGATTGTTGAGACTGCATACCCAATGCCAAAGAAAGATGCAAAGGGTGCAATGACCAAGTGGGAAACCAAGATTGAATTGCTTGATGAGATTTTTGCATCAGATACTAATTCAATGATTAACAATACTGCTTGGGGTGCTTTCAACACATTGACTGAACGCCTTGATTGGTATCGCTCTGCCCGTAATGGCAACAACGAGGGAATCCTTGCAAGTGCATCAGGCTTTGACCCAGTTATCACAGCAGAAAAAAACAAACTACTTTCCATTGTGAAAGAGGTTGCTTTCGCCTAGTAGGACAAAATCCGAAGGGAAGAAAACTCTCAGTTACACAGAGTATAAATAAGGGTAGCACGGTCCTGAGCATGACCACTAAACTGCTCACCATCTATGAGCTGCAAAGCCCGCGCCCCCTAATTATCTTATTAATCATTTTATGACGCATTAAGAAATCGCCTGGAATAACCTGGGCAAAAATGTCAGACCCTTATGATAGGATACAAAGTATCAGCCTACAAAAGGAACAAAATGGATTACAAGACACTTGCTAGTCAATTAGCAGATGATTTAGTAGAACTACATAATGTTGGTGGTATTGAATTAGAACATTGGAATACTGCTTATGAATTTGTAAAGATTTATTACAATACAGAAGAAATGGTTCAAATAGTAATTAGGGAGAAAAAGGTATGACCTATCTAGTAGCAACAACAGAAGTTATTTATTCAGAAGAAGCATTGATTAAAATGATGTTAGATACAGGTGAGTATGGTATTCATGGACACCCTATTTCACATGAGGCTATGGTAGAGTTTGTTAAAGATCAAGAATGGCAGATAGAACATAATTTATTCCTTGACAAATTTGATGTACCTTGCCAGATTTCAATTAAAGATGAGGACGGCACAGACCTATTCTTTGCCAAGAACAGACTGGAGATAGTGTAATGTATTTGACAGGAACCTTTCAAGGAACTTTTGAATCACAATGGTCAATGAAGATAGATCAAAAAGACTGGGAAGCGTATGTAGCAGAGAACCCAGAATTTGACAATGATGATGCTTGGAATCATTTTAAGAACCTTGGCTACTATGATGAGTGTGACGACTCTGCTGACTTAGAACAGACAATGATTTCTTTAGAGTATCACGGATTAGAAGTGGAGATTAACTAATGTATAACTATAATGTAGAGTTTGTATTAGAGGCTATGGTGATGATTACAAGTGTTTCTTTTGATGAGCCAGACTTATCTGATGAGTTTATTATTGAACAAGCAAGACAGAACATAATTAGTTATTACAAGATTGACCCCGAAGTTTTGCACTTGCAAGACGTTATCGTACACGAGGTATAGTATGTTGATGAACAAGGTTAAGTGCTGTATGTGTGATGCTACATTTCTAGAGTATGAAGATGAAATGGTATTTAGTTGCATAGAGTGTGGCAAGGAAGAGTATCTAATGGATTTAGGAGAAGTAGAAGTATGAGCAATCAATACCATTGGGTAGTTGTGTATGATGAAGATTGGGGAGCCTTTATGGTAGATGCAGAGGGCGAACTACTTGACCGTGATAGATTACTTTATAATAAGCAGTCAGGAAAATGGGAGTATCTAGAAGAAGATACAGAACAAGAAGCTGAATATTACAGGCTAGAAGAAATCCTTGCTTATAACCTAACAAGACTTGACATTCCAAAGAAAGTAGGATAGGCTACGCATATGAAAACATTAGAAGGCGTAACAGTAGAATACACACAGACAATCCCTACAAGTAAGCAGATGCCAGAGTTTTATGTGTGGCAAGAGGGTGCAGAGTCTTATGCAACTATCACATACCTTGATCGTTTGGTTGAAGTAGAACGTTGTGGTGAAATGCACTTAACACTACCAGAACTAGTTAATGGTGAACTATCTGATGAGGGTGCAACCATTGTTAGATATTCAGATGACCTAGAGGCAGAGGGTATCAATGACGATATTCAGTTGCTGCAGTTTATTAAAACTATTAGTAATAGTGGATTTGAAATCTATCGTATGAATCCTTGGTGGGAACTATTTGCACACAATGAAGATATGGGTGGAATATATGACACATTCTATGAAGCAATTGATGCTGGTATTGATTACATCACAGACGATAGTAATTGGGAGAACTAATGGATACAGCAATTAATAGATTTATTAAACATACAATAGCCAACCTTGAGGGGGCTTTGGAAAAAGACGAGCCGCAACTAACGTGGGCTGTTCTAAAGAATCTATCAAGTGTGATAGAATCCTATGTGGAGGCGATTGAGCATGAACTTGAACTCGTATAGTGCTTTTGACTTTGTTATCCCCAACTGCTTGGAGCCTGGAGATATCATTCAATGGCAAGAAGAAATATACACAGTTAAGTCTTTTGACCTGTTATCTGATGGTTTTATTATATATGCCATAGACGACATGGAAGAAGATGTAGAACTACTAATACCAGATAACACAGTACTATCATTAATGGAAGAACAATAGATTTGACAACCCCTGTCAAAAATGGTAAGATAATAACAAGGTAACTCTTAAGGAGAGAACAATGACAAGAGAGCAAATGCGTACTCTAAAGAAGCAACGTTTCACTTCACTTGAAAAGTGGGGAAACACAGAACGTGTAGTAATCCGTGACGGTTTGGGACATTTTATCCACAACGTCAATCTTACATCACTTCGCCGCAACAAGGTAGTTAAGTCCCGATAATGCTGGCTAGGGGGCAGGGAGAGTCTCTGCCCCTTTTGTCAGACCTCAATGCTAGAATGGGACACTATGGGAAAATCACAGACAGAAAGCGTAGCGGATAAAATCGTTGCACTTTTAGCAGACGGTAGAATTAGTCAAGCACAATGGAGACTTTGGATACCAAGACGAATAACAGAACACAACAAAATGATAATTGCAAATGCTAAAAATTTGGCAGACGGAATCAACGAGATAATTGCAGACGAGCAAATTACAATCAGTAAAGAACTCATCTTTGATTACCAGACAGGACATGATAATGGACAATAGAACTAAAGCAGAAATCTTAGTACAATTCACACAAGACTATTTCAATTCAGAAGAGTATGATGAATTCTTTGACTATAATGATTTAGGAATTCCAATGTCAATTGCAATCACACAAGACATGGTTATTCTAACAGATAGTGGTGAAGAACTATTAGAAGAAACTTGGAAAGAACTTTGTTTATTATTTGAAGCAGACCCAAATGGTGAATACGAATCAATTGATGATTTGACGGTTAACTAAATATGAGCAAATGGGATAGCAGAGAACCATACACAAATGTAGGCACAGGAATATTTGGTGGATTTATGTCTATCTTATTATTCTTTATTATAATTGCTGTCATACAAGAAATATCAGCAGTGTTTTAAATTGTTGGGGTGGTAGCTCAGTTGGTTAGAGCAGCAGACTCATAATCTGCCAGTCGTCAGTTCGAGCCTGACCCACCCCACCAGGGGCGCGGATCCATTTATAGCATACTATTACGAAGAAGTCAAATTTCCCCTGGAATATTTACACATTTTATATATTTGAAAAAATCAAGGAAAGAAGGTATAATAGATATTATGACTATAGTAATTGGACTCATAGATAATGGTATTGTATATATGGGATCAGATAGAGCTATGTCTGATGAATATTCTATATCTTCCCCTATTACCCCGAAAATAAAAAAGAATGGACAATTTTTAATTGGATATGCTTCTTCAAGGGGATCTGGACAAGTAGCTCATTATATTGATTTTCCTAATGTACTTAAGAAAGATGTAGATAAATATATGAGAACTGATTTTATTCTTACCCTGAAAAAAGCTATAGAGCCATATGGTATTGATATATCAGATGATGACAAGGCAGCTGCAGAATTTTTAGTGGGGGTACATGGAAGATTATTTAATATATCTACTAATGACTGGCAAGTAAATGAATATGATAAATATACAGCTATTGGATCTGGTAATAGCTATGCAATAGGATCTCTTGATACTTCTTATACCTGGAAAGATCCTATAAAGAAAATAAAGACAGCTTTAGAATCAGCTATTAAAAATTCTCCTCAATGTGATTATCCAATAGATATTTTACATTCTTAAAAGGGATTACGAAGGGGTATAAAATATCCTGGATCATATTATCAATTCCCCCTATATAACTATATATAAGAATACATTAAAAAGTATTACGAAGAGCTTAAAAATAGGCTGGAATATATTAAAATCTATTAAAAAGTATATAGAATATGGGAAAATAAAACCAGGCATATTTATTAAAATGTATTACGATTAAGACGGCAGGTGTGCACTCACCCAATTCCCTCCACTATACTCCATTTCTATCCATTATCAATCAATAAATATCATATAATTCATCAGATATAGCAATATTATAGTGTTTAAAAGCCCATAGAAGGCTTGTAAGAGACTTTCTTCTGGTTTATATTGTCATATGCGAAGCATCAAGAATATGTTATTATAGTTATATAGTTAGTTATTCTTATATAGGTAATAAGGGTAGATTATTTACTTCCCCCGCAAAAAATTAAACGTCTGCTTTCCAATGTAAATAAGATTTTATATAGACTATTCCATAGGCAATAGCTGAAACAATGAATCCATACTGCTCTGTTTTAATAGCATATATAACCCAAATGGCTTCATTAAATAATAATACAAACCATCCCCAAAGAGTCTTTCTACCAACAAAGTAAATACCAGCTACCCCAATGATAGCTAATAGCCAAGACCAATATTCCATATTATTCCTTTAAAAATAAAATCTCCCCTTGTGTAGTTTTACACATTTAGGGAGATATCTATTATATATCATATAGTTGCTCATGTTGAGCATATGTATACTATTTCCGCCCGATTTTTTGCGAATTTTTATTTTTCGTAATCGCTACCAATTGAGGCTATATAATTTTTTCTTTTCTTTTTATCCCAATTATATCTACGGACATTTACATAGCAATTTAATGCCACGAATGTTAGGATTAACATTTCAGCTATTGAGTGTGAGAATTTCATTATCTACTACTCTTTCCCATTTTGATCCGTTCCATATTGCTGGTTTTTTAATTTTGTCTGCTTCTATTTTTAACTTATCATAGTTTTCTTGTGTGATGCCATAAATGACATTTGTTACTACTCCTTGCATTATTTTATACCATCCAATATTTTAATAGTTGTGCAAGGATATTCATAATTTTGACATTCACTACAAAATTCTTCAGAATCACTTGGAGAACAACAATCAAGATCACTACAACCACCAGCGTTTGCAGGGGAATGTAGACTACGAATTTTTTGTATCGCTTCTCGCATTTCTTTATATTCTATTAGTTTTTCAAACATTACATTCTTTCTTATAAATGAGCGTCTGCCTCCGACTTATATTATATCAAGAGTTGGATCTTTTAGCAAGTAAGGAGTCAAAGTCTTTTTTCTTTGTTCCCCCGTCATATTCCCAAGCATAGCCTTCAGAAATCATCTTTTCATTAAGAGAAGTATCTTCATCATTAATAAATAGCCATCCTAAAATACGACCATATTTTTCAGAGCTATCTGGCTTTTCTGTTTGAATTACTATATCTTCAGCACCCTCAAGTAAATGCTTAAGGTATTCTTTTACCTCTAGACCAAGTGCCTTTTCTTTAAGATCAGTAGTCCTAGACTCAGGAGTATCAATACCAGCAAGCCTTACCCTCTGTGTATACGAAACATTAAAGCCAAGATCAATGTCAACATCAATAGTGTCACCATCAACTACCCTCAATACTTTCTTTACTCGGTATTCATACATAGTAATTCTATTATATATCTATATTTACTGAGTCCCCGATAAGAGATTCGAACTCCTGACCTGTAGGGTAGAAACCTATCGCTCTATCCACTGAGCTAATCGGGGAGAGTCAGTTTGACATGCCATTTAACATGTGGGAGTATATGCAACTGACAAACATATACTGCTGCTCCCCAACCTGGACTCGAACCAGGAACATTTAAATTAACAGTTTAACGCTCTGCCAATTGAGCTATTGGGGATTGATATTTAATTATATTATGTTAGAGATTATTGGGTTTGATACCAATCAAGTAATAGATCTAAGTCTTCTACTCTATGCTCCCAAATCCAGTCAAGATCAGATCCAGCTTCAACCTGAAGATATCTTTTAGGAACTGTTCCTCCCAATAATAAAACAAAGTTAAGGCGTTCGTTTTCTAGCTGCCATCTCCTTTTTGCACTTTCAACTTTTTGTGCTTCTTCTTTTTGTCTTTTGTTTGGGTTTACTTCGTCCGTCATTGATTTTGCTTCTAGAAATATTGGAAGCAAACTATCTGAATTAGAGAATGGCTTAATCAATGCGTCTACAGTTTGCATAAGAATTAGTCCATCACTCGTCATTCCTTGAATACTTACTCTAAAAGAATAAGTCCCCATGGGCATTCCAGATCTTGGATCTTTAATTGAAGCTCCATCAATTTTCTTTAATCCTTTTGAATTTAGGTAATTCTCTAGCTTTTCAAGTTGTCTTGGTTCGTGCTTGTATCGCAAACTAGTTGATGTACTACGTCTTAAGATTCTATCGGATGAAATCCAAAGAGTCCTATTAAACTCTTCTATAGATGGCTCTCTACCTTCTAGAATCCATCCTGAAATTCCTTGATCTAATTCTTTTAGTAGAATATTTTCAGCCCCAAGAGCTAGACCTTCAGATACTTTACGACCTGCTTCAAAGCTCTCTAATACATTGGTGGTGACATTCAAGAATGTAGCCATTTGACTTGTACCAATGTCTCGCCTAGTCAAGGACCTCAAAACCTTTAATGCCTCAGGATTTTTAGAGATAACAGACTCAAGGCTTTTTTGCGTAAAAATGTTTTCTAAGATTAAACGAGTACTTGTTTCTATTTCAAACCTTAAATGATCTGCATCTTTAGAGTCTGCAAGCCAAGAGATTATCTTTTGCTTTGCCATTAATCGGTCATCATCCCAAAGTTCAGGTGACTTTGCATTCATAAATGGTGCGTTCATTAGCGATTCTTAGCGTATCCAGTCTTTTTCTTATTCATTGATCCAGGAGTGTTGTATCCACCTTTATTAGGAACATTCTTAATACGAATTTCTAAAGCTTTTGCAACTTTATCGTGATGCTTTCCCAT